GAGGACTCCCACCGCCGCTCCCAGGGCGCCAGAAAGGAAGCGCTCAACCGGGTTCCGCTGGGTGGCCTGCTGCCCTCGCTGCTGCCCGCCGCCCGATCGAGGCTGAGCTGGTTGCGAGCTGGTCCCCGGCGATCGACTTGCCGTCTGGACGGGGGCCAGGCCGACCGACTGAGCCAGGCCCTGAAGGAAGGTGCCCACCGGATTGCTGCTGACACTGGGCGCCTGCTGGGGGGCAGCGGACTGGGGGCCAATGGGACGGGCGCCGCCTCGCCTCCTCGCCTCCTCCTGTGCACGCTTCACCATTTCCTGATACGCCTTTTGAGGATCAGGAAACAAAGGCTTGCCGTTCGTATCCTTGAAACCCGCAAGCTGGCGAAGGTAGAACTTCTGCACATTGCGGTAGTCGATTGGAACGCCAGCGGCCTTTGCAGCATTGATGACATCAGGCGGAAACACCGCAATGGTTCCAACACCACCAGTCCGATTCAGGTTGGCCTGCACCGTCTGCGCAGTCTCAAGCGCTCGCTGCGCAGGTGTGCGCATCTGAGGTTGATTGCCGGAATCACCAAAAGACTTGATCTTCTCTTCACGATAGCTGTCAACAAAATCGCGGGAGAACTCGTAAGCCTGTGTATCAGTTACGTCCTTGCCACTTGTGCGAAGCGCCTTGATTCGCTCAGTCGTTTGCCGCTGAACCTTCGACCTAAGGTCAACCTCAATCTGGCTGATCACATCACTGGCAGACTGTCCCGAGGAAAGCGTGATTCGACCAGACGCGACACCCTGCTTGAAAATCTGCGTTGCGGCATTCCTGATCTCAGCCTCATTGCGTGCAATGCCGGTGTATGCCTGCGCCGCAGACGGGTCAGTGTTCTCTTGATTCTTCCCACGAAGATCATTGGCCTGCTGAATAGTGATCCTCCCTGAAGCAGCCATCTGTGCAATGGCCCTGGACATAGCATTGCGATCCCTGTTCGGAGCATTCATCTGATCCAGCATCTTTCCGTACTCCACGTCTTGCTGCTTAGACGAGGTGTTAGCTGTTGACTGAGTTTGAGACAACAGGCCAAGTACGTTCTGGAATGCCTCAGGGTTTGAGGACAGCATTGGCAGTGCATTGATTGCGGCCTCCCTTGCGCCAGGCGCTCCCTGTGCAATGCCGACCAGGTTGGGCATAAATGGCAGCAGTGCCTGCTTCTGCTTCCATCTCTCATACTCAGGCTGCAGATCAGCCTCCATCTGCCCAAGGCGATCTCTAATGCTGCCACCTTCGCCAATATCAAGCTCCCACAAGCTCACCCCATCAGCAGTCTTGACATCAGTGGAGGTGACGCCACGCATCAACTGAACCATGCTGAGCAGGCCCTCTACATCTGGATCACCATTTGCATCATTCTCTATGCGCTTGCTTATGATTGCGGACTTCCAGCCATTGAACACAATCTGAGCAAACTCTTGTGGCGTATAAACCTCAGAGGCGAGGACACGCTTTAGCTCGCCCTCGTAGTATTTCGCTTGACCATCTCGCCATCTAAGTGCAAAGTCGACACCTTCTGGCGTTCCTGCACCGCCAGCACTTGCCAGGCCAGCGATTCTATCGTCAATCGCATTCCTGACTAGCTTGCTGTAGGCGTCAGAAAACCTCTCATTAGTGAGCTTCCTTTCTTCCTCAAGCCGCAGCGTGTAACCCTCTGCGCGAATCCTTCCTTCACCCTCAAGAATGCCGGGAGTGTAATTCGCAAGGTATCGAGATGGAATTGCCGAAAGACCGCTCTGATTAAGAGCAGCCTCCTTTGCCTTTGCATCCGCTGCGGCAACTTGCTCAGGTGGCGCACCAGGCGAGATGAACACCCTACTGTTGCTTCTATTTGCTCTGTATATCTGCAGGTATTCGTTGGCCGCAGCCTGCGCAGTGGTAGTGCCAACAATGTCCTGCGCTCGGCCACTGAGGCTGCGCAATGTATCCCTGCCCGCCTGATCAGCTGCGCCATATAAAGCAGCAATGTTCGTGTTCTTATTCAGGAAGTCAGTGGCTTCAGTCTGCGCTCTTTCCTCAAGCGACTTCGCCAAAATTGGCCCACCTACCTTCAGGGCTGTATCCAGGAAATTGCTGATCGCAGCAGCATCCTGGCCCGCATTCCGCCCAGCCTGCGCAGGGTTGATGAAATCGAGCAACGGACCATTGGAAGTGACCCGAACCCTCTGCTCATCGGGCGATCCCAACGGCTGATATGGCTGGGGCAGCTGCAGCGCATTGACGGTGCTCGTCCCTGGCCTGGTGTATGTCATTCAGCCTCTTGCCGGATTGTTGCTTAAATGGTGTCAAGCTCTTCGCAGACTACTCGCATGTCCCGCGCTTCGGAAGACCTGCTCGCCCAAATTCATGGAATGGTCGGCCAGGAATTGCTCAATCAACTTCACTCTGAAGATCCCATCGTTCGCGCATCTGCGCTCGGCCAGGCCATGCGATTCCTGAAAGACAACAACATCACCAGCACTGTTGAGGCATCTGTCCCCCTGCAACGGATCAAAGCCGCCATGCCCACCGCTGATGAACTGGAGAAACTCATGCAGTTAACACCCGATTGACGAAACTTCCGCAGATTAAAGCGCCAATGATCCTGCTTGGGCTACTTGGCGTGCTACTGCTAAATAGTGTATGGGCAAACCGAGAAGCCCTTGTATTCTGCGAGAAGGCTCTTTACGGTGAAGTCAAGGCACTAAGCGACAAGGACAAAATGAATAAAACAATCTCATTCACGGAAGTCTGCCCGGACTTGCGTGCAAGAGCAGAGAACAACCTGAACAAGTGGCTTGAGGTGATTCTTGCTCTTATGGTGCAGTTCAATCATCCATCGGGACAGTAATCAATGCTGCGACTCATTGACCAGGAAGATCCGGCGCCCACTCAGCAACCGGAACCTCAAGCTCCGATCGACACATCCGCGATGGAGGTTGATCTGGGGGAGCAAGCTGGCTTGCAGCCTCTACCTACTGGACGAATGCTCAGGCAGGCGGGTAGGCCAATGAGCAACAGCGTTCCGCGCAGTGAACGCAGGAATCCCGTCTGGGGGAATCCAGACAGGATCAATGAACCCGCACGGGGCAGATCACCTGCAGCACGATGGAATGTTGACCCGGAACTGCACAAGCTCACGATTGAGAGAAACGTGAAGGCAAGGGAAGCAATCCTCAACTGGAACCCACTTGAAGCAGAGTTGAAGCAGCGGTTCAACAATGCCAACACAAACCCCAGAAGCCGACTGGCAGCTCCATCACGCGAAGCGTTTGATGATGCGCTGAATCCGTTTGTAAGAAAGCTCCGCAATGAGTTGATTAGCGCAAACGCCAGTCTTCCGGGTGGGAGAAACGCGAAGATTGACCATGACGTATCCGAACTTGTAAGTGACAAGATGGCCTCTGAGATAAAGGGCCAGCTCTTTCGCTACCTAGATGCCAAGGCAAAAAGCAGCGGCAGAAGTGAGCTGGCAAGGTGGGATCTGCCAGGTACGATGAACTACGAACTGCGCAAGATGGGAAACGACCTGCTTTATGAATGGAACGAAACAAGGCGACAGGGAATGCTGAACATGCTAGATGCGTCAAGAATGATGATCAAACCTGTCGAGCACTGGTCCCAACTGAAGCAGTAACGCTATTGCTACAACCAACTACACCCCCCTGTCCCTACATCAGCCATCCTGGCCTGCTCCAGGCTCATCCCCATGGCAGCGCGATCCGGTGTCATCAGAACCCTGCCGCGCCAATCTGCAATCTCAGCATCGAGCATCTCGCTCAACCTGGCGTCACGCATCACAAGCTGATCCTGCGCTGCCTGCTCTTGGAACCACTGGACGGCCATGGCCCAGGCATCCAATCGGTCATCGTGGAACAAGCTGCCCCGGTCAGCAGTGAGGCGGGTAAGCTGATAGAACAACGAGTAACTTGCCCCCCGCTCATCATTCGCCTGTTTCAGTAGGTCAGCATCCTGCTCAATGACGCGGCGATCGACCACCATCCGATGCGTTTGCATCACTGGAGCCAGCGTGTCAATGATGCGCAGTTCCTTTCGCTGATTGCTTCTGATTGACTCGACTCTGCACTCAGCCTGCGCTTTCACCAGGAATGGTTTTAGCAACTGGGAGTAAACCTCCAGGCCACCAAAGTTCGTCTCCACCAGTATCTCGTTTACATGATGACGCTTGGCGATCATCGCCAGCTTCTCCCACAAGCTCTCGCCAACGCCCCCCAGGCGACCACCGGACTCCATCAGGTAGTAGTTGCCAGCCCATGCCTTGACCACCGCCCAAGCGAACTCATCACTGCCCCCGCCAGCGGGGTCCAGTGCCATCACCGTAGGCACCTCTGCCACCGGAACGGTGCCTTCCACCTGAGCTGGCCGGTAGAACCGAGGATCGTGAGCCATGCCGACGCAGGGCAGGTCATCGAGCGCGAGCTGCTTGGCCTTCTCATAGGTGACGATCTCTGGAAGGTGGCCATCAATCGTCATCACCATCAAGTCGCCACAACGCAACGGATACCGCTCAATGTCAGAGAGCGTTGCGTCGAGGAGGAACTGAAGTCTCCATTGAGTCGGTGACATACTCAGCTCACGCTGCCTCAGCTCATCATCACTGAAGCGGGTATCAGTGGGCCTGCCATTGGCTGCGCCAACACGCTTCTCGATCAACGGCGCCAATGCACCCTTATAGGGAGTCGGATCGGCTGGCACCCTGGCTGGCCACATTCGCATGTCATAGTTCAGATCCCTCTGCAACGCAAAGTAGATACTATCCGTGCTGCTATGTGGAGTGCCAAGATACACAATCTCTGGTTCATCACCAGGCTTCAGAATTGCCTCCAGTTCATTCAACGAATTGCGCAACTTCTCGCGCTGCACTTGAGTAAGGCAAGTCTGGGGAGTTTCTGCATCGTCAACCAGAATTGTACTTGCACGGCTACCAGTGATCTGTCCCGTAATTCCCGCAGCTCGCACTGACGGACTCTGTTCAATGTTGCGGCAGGTTCCAACATCGAAGTTGATCCGGCTGTATCTACCATCGTGGCTATCAGGTTGCATGTGCTTCAACCATGGCACCCTGCCGATCGTCTGCAACATCCATGCCGTCATGGCTTCTGATCGGCTCATCGAGGCTGAGATAATCAGACACTTCTCGTCCGCATTGTGATACAGCTTCCATAGCAGATACATCGCAGACAGTGTGCTCTTACCGCAACCACGGAACGCTGCAATCACCCGGCGTTTCGGTCCCTTCTCCAGGTAGTCACTGATCTGCAGCTGAACTGGCGTCGGTGTTTCTGCCATGTTCAACTCACGCATGAGCAACGTGATGAACTGCGGCAGAGGAATGTCGGTCACAGAAAAAGCCCCGGTTTCCCGAGGCTACTGTGAAATGGTGGCAAGGATCAGTGGAGGCTCTTAATAAGAGCTTTCTTCTCGTACTCCTTCAGGCAGCGACTATGATTGAGAGTCCTGCCCATCAGCACATACACCTTGTCATCCTCAAGTAGGCGCAGCTTGTCGGCAACTGGTAGATCAAGTTTGGCGAGGTGGCGCTCAAGTGAATTGAGCCACTCACTGTTGGTTGTCAGGTTGCCTTCGGGTCTGCCGAAGTTTGCTTGAATGTGCTCGTCTTGCGCACTGAACCATCCATCCCTGCGGGGGCAATAGCGAAAGCAAGCGCGAGCTGCACGCTTCTGGAGTTCAGCACGCTGCGCAGCTCGTTCGGCTGGAGTGTAGATGGTGACTTGGTAGGCCATGAGATACAAGGTTCACTCGACAACGGCAACAGTAGCACAGTGTCAACTGTCAGGCAACACTGTTACAGTCTGCCTCCCGTGACCATCAACGTTAGCCAGTCCCTGATGTCAGCCAGGCCGTGCCCCAACAGGGTTCGATTGGCAAACCTGATGACTGTTTCAATGTCACTGCAGAACAGGGACGATGTACTGTCCCAGCACAGCAGGATCACTGCACCATCGTAGAAGCGACACTGAATGGTGACAGCTCCTGCCTGATACTGCTGAATCCTCACACTTCTACCTCCTCAGGTAACGAGTTGACATTCAGTTCATTGCCAAAGCAATGCCAGCCTGCGCGATGCCGCCGAGCAAAGTATTCAGCCTTTCTGGCTGTTGGATACATTTGCTCAATTCGGTCTTGCACCTCTTCTGGTTTTTGACTGTGTTTCCCCCGTGCCGCAAACACTGTCTGAACAACAGACTCTGATGCAAGCGGGCGCGGACGACCCTTTGCCACTGGTGACGCAGCGATCACCAGCTCCGTGATTGGCTTGACAATGGATGGCCTAACACCCTGCGCACCTATTGGCGTACCATCTTGCTTAGTCTTGATCCACACAAATGCAACACCCCGATAGTGCAGCCCTAGGTGACGGATGTAGTCAACCGCAAAGTCAAGACGTGGGCATGTTGCCCACATGAATAGCACGCCATTGGGCGTGAGCGGATATGCAAAGTTGAGAATGTCTCCATCGGACATCAGGCTGTACTCTTTAGCAGCATCACCCATGTTATGAGTTGAGCCGTAGTAATGCCATGGCGGATCAGTAACAATCACGTCATAACAAATCACACTTCTACCTCCTTTCTCAACCAGCGAGCAGCAGCAACACCAGCACCGACACGCTGTCCGTCCAACCAGTCAGCTACTGCATTGATTGCAGCGCGAGCTTGCGTGTGGCCACACTCCGGTTCCCCGACAATGCAGGAATGAACCTGCTCTATCAACACCTTCTCTGATCGGGGGCAACTGGGAGATGGTGTAGCAGTGGCTGCTGCAACCAGTGGCCTCAACTCTTGTAGCTCTCGATGGATGAACCGATCATCAGGATCCCCGTAGTCAAACTCCATAGCAGCCTCAACTGCCATCTCAGCAAGACTAAACAACCGTTCAATCAGCTCTTTCGCGGTAACACTCATAGCTCAGATCCTGGCAATGGTGACTTCCTCTGATTGATCCTGGTACTTACCACACCGTTGATCGTAAGTAACGAAACAGGGATCTCCCTCAAAAAACAACGCTTGCACGATCCCTTCATTGGCATAGATCCGGCAATCAGCACCACTGCTATTGCTGAACTCCAACGTAAGATGTCCCTTCCATCCAGCCTCTCCAGGCGTGAGGTTAGCAATCACTCCCATTCGTGCGTAGGTGCTCTTACCTACAAACAAACAAGTGACGTTCTCAGGGATCTCCAGCCGTTCCATTGCCACACCCAACCCATACGAATGAGCAGGAAGGATGAAGTAAGAACCTTTCTCATCAGTGTTCAACTCAACAGTTTCCAGGTTTCTGGGGTTGAAGTCCTTGGGATCCATGATTGTCCCAGGCACATGCTTGAACACTCTGAAGTCCCTATCTGACAACCTCAAGTCATACCCATAGGATGAACACCCATAACTCAACACCTTTCTGGTGATGTCCTGGTTGGGATCATTCGTCAACACACGTCTGACGATCTTCGGCTCAAAGGGAACAATCATCCCCTGCCTGGCCATGTCGTAGATCCAGTGATCATTCTTGATCAAAATGGAACCTCCTCATTCTGCTGGAGACGGTTAACAATCAGCTGTGAGTAACCAGCTATATCCTGCCAGCTATCAACATGATTAGGATTCCCATTGATGATCCTTCCAATCTTATGGAAGATCATATCGAGTGCTTCCATTTGATCCAGCTGTAGCCTTTCATAGCCAGTGCTTCCAATGATCACTGACTTCAACCCTTGGGTGATCTCAGAGTGACCCATGAAGTCCCCATACTGCGATCCCCTTTCCTCAAGGATCTCCTCCAGGCTTTGCATCGCTATCAGCAGCTGTGAACAACACTGCCATGTTACAGGGTCTGTTGAATGCTGTCAACAGTTACCCGAGCCTTTGCCTTCCTTCTGGTTGCACTCTTCCTTGCCCCTGCTTTCTTCACAACCACTACCCCCTCCTCTATCTCCTTCTCCCTCTTCAACCTCATCTTCTCTTTCGCTTCTACATAACCAGGTGCTTCTGGTATCCCACCTGCCTCCAGGATCTCTGTCCAGCTCAGCCTCATCCCTGTCCTTGCAGCTCCCCGGAGGCTAACGCCTCCTCTCCTGTGTTTCAGTTTGTTACAGCATTCTCTAGGTCGCCTTCGGCGTTCAACCAAACACCAGTCTCTCATTGGCTCCTTAACATTTCCTTCCCTTTCTAGGATGCGTATGATCCCTGCGGCGGAGAACGCCGGGGATGAACCCCCGGCTCTAGTCCTCGTTCTCCGCCTCCGGGCTCGCCCGGCTAGGTGGAGAACGCAAGGCTACGGGGAGGCTCACCCAAAGGCAACCGGCTGTTACAGACACCTTTGCCTTGATCAACACCTCCAGACTGCGAAACATTCATCGCATTCAACTGTATCCTACGTCCATATCAACCATGAATCTCATGGGATGGTTGAGCTTGCGTCAGCAAGCGATCCACCCATGAATCACACGGTTGCATGTACGTCAGTTCAACTGGTTACAGAATCCACCTTCTATCTACATCAACCTACTGTAGCTAAGTTTGTTGTATAGCTAGTTGAGCTTGCGCCAGCAAGCGATCTAGCACTCAACAACCCCTTAGCTTCAGTAGGCTTCCTGTAGCTACACTCTGTTCCATTCCTAATTCCCAAGGGCATCACCTGACACACACAGATGCGCCTGTCCCCCCTCCGGGGGTCCATGCGCTGCACTATGCAGACTGTTTCCTGCTTGACGGTGCGAAGCACCCTCTCAGGCAGGCACTGCAGGTCAGCGGATGCACCATCCCAGGGTGGTTGCGCAACCTGATGTGAGAGGGATGATTGGGATAGGGATTGGGGAATGGATTAACAGTTCATCCTCTACATACATTCTCACTGCCGACCCATCCCTCAGGAGCAGCTGCGCTGAGGAGGGAGGGTTAAGTCGGGGAGGAGAAGGTGTAGGGGTTGAGATGTAGGGAGATGTGGTGAGGATGTGTGTGGTTGAGGGGAGAAGAGAAAGGCCACGTTGAGCGTGGGAAGGGATAGTGTTGAGAGGGGGGGATAGGGATAGGGATGGTTGAATGTTGAACCTATGTAGAACCTATGTAGAGCCACATAGAACCTATGTAGAACCTATGTAGAACCTATGTAGAGCCACATAGAACCTATGTAGAACCTATGTAGAACCTATGTAGAGCCACATAGAACCTATGTAGAACCTATGTAGAACCTATGTAGAGCCACATAGAACCTATGTAGAGCCACATAGAACCTATGTAGAACCTATGTAGAACCTATGTAGAGCCACATAGAACCTATGTAGAACCTATGTAGAACCTATGTAGAACCTATGTAGAACCTATGTAGAACCTACTTATTCAACGGTTGAGCCTATGGATGGTTGCAGGGATGCGGGCAGGATTGCCTGTTCATTGCGAAATGCAACCACCATGTTCACTGGCATAGATGGCAGTGGTTGCAATGGATCTGCTGGTGCCAGTGCTCGTGGTGCTACAGAAAGGATGACGATGCCAGTGCTTGATGCTTGACAGGTTGCAAGCAGTGTGGGCATGATGCGTTTGTTCAATCAATGAAGCATCAATGATCAATCGTTCATTTCCTGGGATGCCATGGATCATCTCAGAGGGGACTCTCCGCTGCTGTGACTTGGCGGCCGCCTATCTCTCCGCTTTGGATGCCCTAGGCGCCGGAATGGCCATCGGCGAATGGCACAGGGCAGAACTGGCTCAGCTGGCCAGTCATGCCAGCGATCTCGTCGGACCTGAAGAGACCACTGACAGCCAATGGTTCGCTTTGGAAGCAGCCGAGGATCTGCTGGGGGAGCTGGCGCCGAAAGGCTTCTATTTCGGTGGTAGCGAAGGGGATCCCGCGTGCCTGGGATTCCATCCCATTGATTGGGATTAATCCTTGCCACCATTCAACAACCAACCGCAAACCTTGCAATTCTCAACCATGACACTTTCTCTCTCCCTCTCTCTTGCCGATCAGCTTGCAGGAAGGCCCTACAGTTCCATCGGCGGCTACCCTCTTTACGCTTGCACAACAGACGGTGCGGCACTCTGCGCTGAATGTTGCAAGACTGAGCGCGAACAGATTGCAACCACAACAGGCAACGATGGGTGGTGCATTGGAGCGGTACAAGTGAACTGGGAGGATCCCGAATTGTACTGCGATCACTGCAGCAACAGAATCGAGTCCGCCTATGCTGAGGATTGATTCCCTTTCTGTTCAATTCGTTAAACCTTGTATTCCCTCCAATGAAATTCGATTCCGTAGAGTTTACCATTCCTTCCCATTGGCTTCCAGCAATTATCAACGGTGACGAGTCATCGTTTGATTACTATGATGATGAAAGGGATTATCAAGCCTACTTGGCATTCTGTGAGCATGAGGTAAAGAACGCAACAGTAGAAGTTGTGAGCGAAGAAGGCTATTTTGCTCACTATCATGATGCAAGAAGCTATGGCGTCCTACCTTGTGACGTGCACGATTGCATCCTGTACTATCCCGTAGAGTCTGCTGCTTGATCGTTGACAGGCTTTAATTGTTAAACCTTGCATTCCTCAACCATGGCACTCTCTGAGCGCAAACTCAACCTCGCTGTGAACCTTCTCGGCCTGTCTTGTGATGATGTAGGCGCGAAGGAGATCGATGATATTGACAGTGAAACGCTGGAATCTCTCGCTGACGAATTCTACGAATTCAGCGACAAGGCCGGAGACGTTCTAATCGCCAATGGTTTAGGTGACGAATCCTTGGATGACCTTTGGCGCAATGTTGAATTCGTATGGCTGTGCACTCGCATGGGTCACGGTGTCAGTTTCGGGGATGACCCGTGGGCCAATGCTGACCTTGGCAGGATTGTCAGCACAGCATTAAATGCACTTGCCAGGGATCAGGGAAACGTTGAGACATACGTTGGCGACGATGGGAGGGTCTACATTCTCTGAATAGCTTTAATTCAACCGTAAACCTTGCATTTCTCAACCATGGCACAAGCTACAAAGGCCCGGAAGGCGGCCAATTCCAGCCGCAGGGGACAGGCCGATGGCCCATCGCCTGAACAGAAAATCGTCGATTCCCTCATTCTTCTAATCGAACAGGGAGTATCTCCCTGGCAGAAACCATGGATAACGGCGAACGCTTGCCATCATCAGAACCTAATCACGGGTCATCGCTACAGCGGCAGCAATCCTGCGCTGCTGGAATTTCAAATGGCAGGCAGGCATTCTGATCTACCCCTGTGGGCAGGTTTCGCACAAGCGAAAGCTAAAGGTTGGAACGTCAAGAAAGGCAGCAAAGGATGCTATGCAATCCGGCCACAACTCAACACGAGAGAGGTTGAGGATGATAATGGCAAGCCTGTCATTGGTGAAGATGGCAAGCCTCAAGTTACAGCATGGACAAGCTACAAACCGGTCTGTCTCTTTAATGCTGTAGATCTCGAAGGCGAGGGATTAAAGGAAGCGATTGACTCTATCATTGGTAGCACTGAATCCCGTCCCGATATTGAAAGGATCGCACAGGCTGAACGAGTGTTGAATGGTTGGCATGAGACAACAGAATGCAAGCTACAGCATCGTGGCAGCCAGGCTTTCTATGTTCCCGCCAGTGATCTAATTGTGTTGCCAGAGAGGCAGGCATTCCATACAGCGGAGGGATTCTATTCAACATGGGCGCATGAGATTATCCACAGTACAGGCCATAGTCTCAGGCTGAAACGTGACCTTTCTGGCAGGTTTGGCACTGCCAATTATGCAAGGGAGGAATTGGTTGCTGAATTGGGATCCTTTCTGCTCACTCGTAGGTTGGAGATTGGCAGTCAGGTTGAGAATCACGCTAGCTATCTGTCACACTGGGCAAGCATCCTAAAGGAAGGGCCAAGGGTTCTATTCAAGGTGCTTTCAGATGCAACGAAGGCGGCGAACCTTGTGCTACCTGATGCACACTCTGAAGCCTGAATAGAACCTCCTACTGAGCATCTACGGATGCTCTCTAGGAGGCTCATTCCCTCCTGTTTACCTTGCAATTCCTACTCTCATGGCTTCCTCTACAGCAAAAATCTCTCTCAACATGACGGCAGACCAGCTGCGCAAAGGGTATCAAGCTCTCAGTGATGTTCCCTCTGAATGTCGCAAGGAAATGTTAGCACTATTCGATGAGCACCATGCTGACTGGAAGTATCAGCTGCCGGATGAAGCACGGTTCAGAGTACAGCAGCTTGAGGATCGTGAAACATGGGCGATCGAAACAATGGGAATCTTCTCTGCTCATTGTGCAATCCTTGGCGTTCCGGTGATGCCCTGATCTGTCAATTCCTACACTTCCCCATTGCCATTCTCAACCATGAAACTCAACCTTTCCGCTCTCATTATCGCTGCCATTTCGCTCTCTCCAATGGCAGCACAAGCATCATGTTGGAAGTCTGGCAACCTCTACAGCTGCGGTGACAATCGAGGTGGATTGTATCTCTATGATCCCCGATCAGGCTTCATACAGGGGAACACTGGCGACGGTCGCAGCGTGCAGGGATCGCTTGATGGTTCAACCTTTAGGGGCACAGTGAATGGCCGTTACAGGACATGCAATCGCTGGAGTTGCCACTAATGTTGTATAGTGTCAACACTTGCGAATGACCTTTGATCCGCCCTCCATGAAACCATCTCACGTCATCGGCTTCACTCTCGGCCTGATGCTCTCGTTCTATTCAGTCTCACTGGGCAATCCTCACTTCTTCACATTCTCCAACCTGCATCGTCTCCATGAAAGTCTGGGTTCCCGTTGATGCCTACGTTGGACTGAGCCTGTCCAAGCAAAGGCTTCTCCATGTTCCAACTGTGGTTGGCTTCTATCCCGACTCAGACAGGCGGGCATGGCGAATCGAGCTGTGGCTGCTGGTACATGCCACTATCGTGCTTGACGCTAGGCGTGTGTCACTGTTGCTACCGGGCAAGCGTTGACGTATGATGACAAGGCAGTGTTGATCACCTTGTATCTTGAATATCGCTAAACTGAGGGATCTGATGCGATTATTCAGATCCCTAAACGCATCCATCAGGGCATCACAGATTGAGATTCTTCTTGTTGTTAAGTTAAAGCCAGGGCTGACTCAAACCGAGCTTGCCATTGAAACCAACTTAACACTGGCTGCTATCTCTAGAGCCATTGACGTTCTAGGTGGTAGTGGTAGACGCGACGGGTTGTCATCAAGTTACGGCTTGATCGAAACCCGGCGCAATCCATCCGATGACAGAATCCTTCAGGTGTTTCTTACACCTAAAGGCGAACAGTTTGTATCACTTGCTGAGGCATTGACTAATGGCAGTTCGATTCAGGAATGATCGCCGTTGCTGGTTTGCCAGTGTCGGCACTGGCAGGGACCGGGTGAGCCGGTCATTCCAGGCAGAGGAGGAGGCAACGGCCTGGGAGGCGAAGGCCAAGGTCGGCGTGTTCGAGGCACGTCAACAGGAAGCCAGGCTCAGGGAGACTCGGCACAGCGGAGACACGCTGGCCGCTGTGCTCACGGCCTGCATGGAGATCGACTGGCAGGGCAAGGATCAGAGTCAGGCCATGCGTGCGGAGCGCCTTGTGAAGGCCCTAGGCCAGCTCACTAGGCCCGCCAATGTGACAGCCGCAGTGATCGACGACATGCTGCTGCGCTTCCGATCGGATGGGCTGTGCAATGGCACCATCAATCGCTACCTGAGCGCCCTACGGGTGATGCTGCTGCGCGCTCAACGACTGGGGCTGATCGACGCGATGCCCCTGTTCCCGGAGGCCCGGCTGCTCAAGGAGGCAGAGCCTCGCAGCCTTGTGCTCCCGGAGGAATGGCTGGCTGAATTGCTGGATGACATGGAACGCAGAGAACGTCGCCTCTCTATGCAGCTCACGCTATTCCTGTGGCACATGGGATGTCGTGTCAGTGAAGCTCTCAGCCTTTCATGGGATCGGGTTGATCTGCAACGCAATCGCATCACCTTTGTCAAGACGAAGGGGAACAAGCCTCGCTCATTGCCGATCCCGGAGCCTGTGAAGGGAATCCTCCGGGCAATGGAAGCACACGGCGGTTCAACGGTGTTCGGCCTTTCATACAAGGTCTTCCGCTCTCACTATGCAGAGTCAAAGCACGCTGCCTGTGACAAACTGCGCCTGTCGGATGACGTGCGCCGCGAGTGGGTGGTTCACACGCTGCGCCACACCTGCCTGACTCGGCTGGCTCAGAAGGGGTGGTCTGCCCCTGCGATCTGCCAGTGGGCAGGGCATGGGTCGCTGAATGTGACGCAGCGCTATGTGCATGGATCTGCTATCAACCTGGAGCAGCTGATGGAATGTTGAATGCTGTCTAGCGCTTGAGACTGGTTGCAAGATGGCAAGCAACCAATGCAACCAATGCCTTGAGATCACAGTTGTGGCGGGGCTTCTTAGATTAAGGACTGTCTGAGCAGTCCCCGCCTGGACAGACAGCTGTCAACAATCGAGTCAGAACCACGATCCTCACTGAGACAACCGAGAACGCCCATGCAATCGTTCAATGAAGTCAAGCAACCAATGCAACCAGGCTATCAAGAGCAGGTAGAGCTGGAAGAATGGTGCAATCTGGTAGGCGCAAGCCGAGCGTTGAGGGATGGCTGGCAGAAGGGAGCAGCCAACAATCTGACGGATCGAATTGTTGGTTTGTATCTTGAGAAGGTGCGGGAGATTTATCAGAAGTCGAAGGATTCACCAGGCAGGCAAGCACATATATGGGATCTAATGCACAGCGAGAAGGCAGTCGATCACGTTGCCGTCGAAAGCCTTTGCTATGTGATGACGCACATCGACACAGAGCAGAAGTACACGACACTTGCTATGACACTAGGTCAGCGCGCGGAGTATGTGCTATGGCTTACCCATCCATCATGGGGCAAGTCTCTGCACCTGAAGGGACTGAAGCTGGCAAGCAACAACGATATGGGTATGGGCAAGATTATCAAACGGCTTAGAGATAAGGGGTTCCGCAAGGCTGCTTACTACAAGCAGCTCAAGTGTGTTGAGAGGGTTGCGCTGGGTGGATTCTTCATTGAGTGCATCGCTGAAGCCACGAAGATGATCGAGATTTATATGGTCAAGAGTATTCGATCACAGCAGAGATATGTCAGGGCAAGCATGGTCTACTGGGAGTTTCAGTGCAGATGGAAGGAGGCACTAAAGCTGCATCGAACTATTCGCCTACCCATGATTGCAATGCCGCGGCCATGGACGAAGGTAGATGACGGTGGTTACTACACACAACGCACCGAACTGTCCACTGTTGGATGGGAACGCTGGCCAGAGGTATCCAAGCAAGCATTGCCTTGTGTAGTCGATGCAGTCAATCACCTTCAGACCATTCCCCACTGCCTTGATGATGGACAGATGGAGTTCGAGCGTGCTCTATGGCAGGCGGGTCACGCACTTGGCAAGTTGCCATCGATGAACAGACTGAGTGAGCCCATTGATCACGAATACAAGATCAAGGGACTAGGGCCAAGGGCTTACTGGGAAGCAGTGTGGCGATGGAAGTCAGATCAACGAAAGAACTCTTCCAGGGTTGGCTTTGTTCATGCTCAGATCATCTATGAGAAGCTCCAGAACCAGAGGAGCCTGCACTGGGTTTGGTATATGGATTCGCGTGGTCGTTGCTACTGCAGGGGGGGACAGGTGAACCCGCAGGGACCGGACCACATGCGTTCACTCATTCGCTTCACTGAAAGAAGTCCGATGAAGGGGAATGAGGATAGTTTTGCGTGGTCCCTGGGTGAAGCGTATGGTTTGCAGGCTGACATGGAGGTGAGAAGGAACTACCTCGTCAAGATGAGTCATGTACTAGGAAGGATAGGTGCCAATCCAATGGGGTTACTGCCATATCTTGAGAAGACAAAGGAGCCATTCAGGTTTGTTCAGTTGTGCAGGGACTGGCATGGATACCTGAATGATCCTGGATATACAACGGGCACGATCCACTGGGTAGATCAAACGTGTTCAGGATGGGGACACGTTGCCTGCCTCACCAGTGATGGAGTGCTCGCACTGTTTACGAATGTGATCGGAACGAAGAAAGGCGATCTCTATGCAGGACTGGGCAAGCTGGTGATTAGCAGGTTGAGGTGGATCGCAGAGAATGAGGATCATCCAGACAACGAGAGGCGAGCGAGGTTCGCGGCGTGGTGGCTGAAGCACGATCCTCCCCGTTCGTTCTGGAAGAAAGCACTGATGCCTGTGATCTATGGTCAAACTCACATGGCCATGTGTGACACGATTGCCATGTACTTAAGGGATGAAGTCAAGGACTTCCTGGCCGACGAAGGGCTAAGGATTGTTGAGCTGGCTTCTGTCATGGCAAGCATCATGCTTGAGGTAACAAAGGAGGCACTGCCGAACTACCTCGGCTTGTCGAGATGGCTTGCGGCAGCTGCAGGCTTGATGATGGACAAGGGGATTCGCCCCTACTGGTTCACGCCAAACGGTCTAGCAGTGGAGTCCTATTCAGAAACCGGAACCAGAGATCAGATGGAACTGACATTGGCAGGTAGAGCCATCCACCTTTCTCACACTGAGGGAACCCCTGGCCAGTTCAACAGGAAACGCACAGCCCGGAGACTGGTGCCAGACTTTGTGCATAGCCATGATGCTGCATTCATGCAGCGATTCGTGGCGCACTGGAAGACGTATCAGCGTCCGATCTCGACGGTGCATGACTGCTTTGGGACCACCCTTGGCAGTGTCGAGACGATGCGCAAGGAACTCAACGATCAATGGGCAAGGTTCTATTCCGTTGACTACCTAGCCAGGCACAAGGCCATGGTTGAAACGCTGGTGCAGGAGCCGGTTCCAGAGCCGCCAATGTTGAACACACTGGAGCGGTCGCGGCTGGGTGAAAACCCATTCCTTTTTTGTTGACAGCTTGCAACTGCTGCTCTAACATGCAGCTGTCCCGGCATTCCGGTAGGCCCCACTGCCGCATGTAAGTCCGGGCTAACTCAATCCAATCATTTCTTGTATGTCACGGAACGAAGTTTCACCGATCGGCAAGTTCATTTTTGGTTCACTGGTTCAACAGCAGGAGAGTCCTTTTGGCGAAGGCCCTTTCTGGAGCTGCGGCTTTCTACTGAGCGAGGAAGATTCCCAGCCTATGTTCAAATTGCTGGAATCCATCATCGCAGAACAGCGCAAGTTGAACGACAAGTATCCACCTGACGAGCAGCTCATTGTTCCCTGGGGGGCTTCAATGAAGAAGAACGCAGCAGGCGTCAAGGAGGTTGTAGATGGTGAGTTTGTCTGGAAGTTCAAGCGCAAGGCAATCGTCAAGCGAAAGTCCGGCGCGCAAGAACGCAACACTCCGCCCATTATCTATGACGCGAGTGGTGCGATCGTCAATGACAGCGTTGGCAATATCGGACGGGGTTCAACAGGCAAAGTGATCTTCAGTCCCTATGCCTTTGCCGCTGGCAGGAACATCGGTGTTTCATTCCAGCTTGCTGGATTTCAGATCGCCAACCTGGAGACAAACGAAGCAGAAGCGTTGACACTGGCTCCCATCGCTGGCGGGTTCATTGCCGAGGATGCCCCTGTGCCCACTATTCCGGCGCCTGATGTACTCGACGACTTCTAATCGCGTCAAGCACAGCCGAGCCAACGGCTATCGGTCTGGCGTTGAGGAAGAGGTAGAGCTGGCCCTGCGAGAGCAGGGTCTTTCTCCCGAGTACGAGTCAGAGAAGCTGCCGTATGTTCTGCACAAGAAGTACACGCCCGACTTCAAGATCGGTGATGTGTATATCGAGGTGAAAGGATGGTGGCCATCAGCAGAGAGGACGAAGTTTCTTGCGGTCGTGATGCACAATCCAAGACTGCGGATCTTCGTTGCACTTCAGAGGCCGAACACTAGGCTGTCGAAGGCCAGCCGCACAACTTATGCCCAATGGTGTGAGAAGTATGGCATTGCCTGGTGTCCCATTCCTATTCCAAAGGAGTTCCTATGCAAGTGGCTGAACGGCGCAAGGTACACATACCGTGCCCAGGCCCCGAGTGCACCAGTTCCGATGCAGCAGTTGAGTATCCCGATGGATCAGTCTACTGCTTTAGTTGTCAACAACGTTACACCAGAGGAGGACGACCATGGAGGAAAGGAATGAATAGCCAGCAGATCCTTGATGATGTGCCAAGGACAGACGAGATCACAGTCAAGGCAATCCTTGTCGATGGCGAGCATGTATCCCTGGAGGCAAGGAAGATAACCAAGCGAACATGCACGATGTATGACTACATCGTTGGCAACAGAAATGGCGAGCGCATTCAGTGTGCGAACTACCGAGACAAGGCAGGGTCTGTCGTTGCACAGAAGACTCGCAAGGCTGGCAAGCGTTTCGGCTGGATAGGTGAAACGCAGGTTCAACTGTTCGGCCAGCATCTCGGCGGCGAAGGGACTTTGATCCTGACTGAGGGAGAGATTGATGCGATGACGGTGTATGAATGTCTCTACACCCATACCAACAGCAGAGAGAAGTTCGTCGCTGCTTCGATCCCCAACGGTGCGGCAGGGGCTAAGAAGTCATGCAGTGCTCAGCTCAGCTGGATCCTTGGATTCAAGCGGGTTGTCATCTTCATGGACATGGATGAACCAGGCCGCAAGGCAGCGTCTGACCTGGTGACACTGATCGGTCCTACGGCTGCAGTGGTTGGAGCATTCCCATTCAAGGATGCAAACGAGGCATGGGTTGCTGGTGACTTCAATGCCATCATCACGGCCATCAACACAGCCAAGCGTCAACGCCCGGATGCAATCGTTCATGCTCCCGATCTGCTCGGCAAGATCCTGGAACCAGAGAATCGGTTTGGCCTGCCCTACCCATGGAGCGGCTGGAATCAGATGACCGAGGGGATGAAGCCGGGGCAGCTGGTGATGATCAGCGGCGGCACCGGAATCGGCAAGAGCCTGTTCACCCGGAGCATTGCCCTGAACCTGTGCAAGGCGGGAACACGGGTGGCCTACATCGGCCTGGAGGAGAGCTGTGAGACGAGCCTGGAGCGGATGCTGAGTGAGGAGCTGGGGGTATCACCGGGCTTCCACCTGGACAGCCCAGAGCAGCGGGCAGGGAGGGATCCGAAGGTGATCAAGGATGCACTTGACAAGTTTGCTGACAACCTCTTCCTGTTGGACAAGTTTGGCAGCGATGACTTCGACTCATTTGTTGCCACTATTAAACACTATGTACTTGGCGAGCAATGCCGAGTCATCGTTCTTGATCACTTCTCTCTGTTAGCAGATGGCATCTCGCTTGCTACTGATCAGCGTCGGGCTATTGATCGCTGCATCAAGGATCTCAAAACACTGTGCGTCGAACTCAACTTCACAATGCTTGTCGTGTGCCACCTATCAAGGGGTAACGGGTTTGGTCCGACGCATGAAGAGGGAGGAGAGCCAACCTTGTCCGAACTACGAGGCTCTCACTCTCTAGCCCAGATCCCCGACTTCGTTGTGATGCTACAACGTAACCCACGCAATGAAGACAAGGTAGAAGCAAACACAACCTACGCCTGGTTGAAGAAGAACCGTGTCAAGGGTGAACTAGGTCTTATGTCAAAGCTCCACTACCTTCCAAGCTGCAGGTTCCATGAAATCCAACTCGTTTGTTGACAAGTTCCATCGCCCATTCCTGGATCCGAAGAAACTTGGCATCACCTATGCAGTTAACCGCAACTACCCACTATGGAAACTTCGCATTCAGCTACGGGGGCAGGCTCCATTGATCGAGTGGATCAGGGCATCGACATTGAGGATGGCCAAGCAGTATGCGCAGAGACGCTACCCGGAGTTGTTGTCACTGGAGGTGATCGGATCCAGCTCCCTCTCGCCCTTGCCCTCCCAAGGCAAAGTCTGAAGCCTGGACAGAAGTACATCGTTGACGCTGATACCGTCAACAAATCAATCCACTACGCCACTCGCCGGTTCAATGAGCAAATCCACAACACAAAGTCCGTCTATGCGGCAGCGTTCTGGAACGGGTACGGAGCCGCCCTTGCCAGGATCAGCGACGAAGCAAAGCCCTTTGTTGATCGAGAGGATGAACGATGCCTATTGGATGCTCCAATCGGATACGACCATGCAGGACGTAGCACGGATGGAGCAGGCAATGCTTGAGCTGGCGGACGAGGTTGAGAGCTGGGCGCCTGAGGCTTCTATGCACCGGGTCTGCCACACGCAGACACTGGAGATCGCCAGGCGAATCAGGGAGAAAGCGACTGAGCGCAGAGGTGCACGGCAATGAAGCTGCTGCTTGATTCAGACATGTTGCTATTTAGGGCAATGACAGCAACAGAGGTGGAGTTTGAGGTGTTGCCCGATGTGTTCACTCGTCATAGTGAACTACCAGAAGCAAGAGCGAAATACTGGGATATGTGTGATGACCTGGCCCAGCAGGTAGACATGAGCGTTGATGACGTTTGGCATTGCTTCACCAGTCGCAGCATGTTCAGAAGGCGGATCTGCCCTGACTACAAGGCGAACAGGAAGGCAACTGTCAAGCCGCTTGGCTACCAGAAGATGCGAGCCGAGATCATGAATGAATCGACTGCATTCATGTTCGACGAGATCGAGGCCGATGACGTACTCGGCATCTTCGCTACAATGATTGATGATGAAAGGGTTGTCATCGCATCAGGTGACAAGGACTTGAACCAGATACCAGGCGAACACGTCTGGCTTGATAAAGAACCATGGGAGCAGGATCCGCGTGACGCACGACGATTCATTTACAAACAAATCCTCACGGGTGACAGGACGGATGGAGTCACAGGATGCCCAGGCATGGGTGAAGTCAGAGCGCAACGCATCGTCGATGAACTCAACATCTACAAGCCTTTGGATTGCTGGCAAGAGATTGTTCGGACGTATGAAACGAAAGGGGGTGTGGCAAACGCATCCGAATACGCAACGAAACAGACGAGACTGGTGAAGATCCTGCAGGCAGGAGAGTATGACTTCAACACACACGCAGTCAAACTATGGAATCCCCCGACACGCTAAAGCGAATCATTGCTCACAACATCAATGAGGAAGCGATTGACGCATTGGATCAGTTGTTTCCTGAGCGATCTCCAGAACTGACGGACAGCCTGGACGCAATCAGGTACGCTTCTGGTCAGAGATCAGTCATTCGTTTTTTGCGGAGCTTGAGCGATGTCTAACATGACAAACTGGTTCTATGATCAACCGAACTATGCAGAACAGGAGCGCATTCTGCAGGCTCAGGGTCAAGCAGAAAAGCTGCTAGGCAAGAGGCTTGGCAGTCCTGCGGCAAGGCGAATGGCTGAGGGTTTTAACGCAACCCTCAATGATCCGCTTTACCTTGACCTTGCCGCCAGACTTGGCATCAAGGATTACGATTCAGTCAAGGACTACAACCAGATCACCAACGCCATTCTGGGAAAGGCTATTCAGGATGGTGGTGGCAATGGTGGCAAGGGTAACAATGGAGCAGATGGTGACAAGCTGCCCGCTCCCAACGATGGGGAGTACGGTCACATCGAAGAGAACATCAAATGGCAGGGACAGAAGGGACGCGACACAGCTGATGAATATAACAATAAACCAGTTGATGAATCAGGCGGAGATCCGATCAATGTAGACGATCTCACCGGCTCAGGCTCAACACTTGATCCGGCGCAGCGTCAGATTCAGATGCTTAAGAAGCTGATGATCAATCAGCGGACTGCCTTTAAGGATCAACTTGCCCTGCAACGGCAGCAGCTCCAAGCAGCTGATGCTGCCTATGCCGAACAGCTGCGCCAATCGGATGCGCTAAGCCGTGCCTACATTCCTGCTCCATCGCAGTCAGCAGTTGCACCTGTGCTCAATATGTCGAGCAATGCAGGCGTAAGTTCCAATACACTTTCGTCTCTGAGATCCATGGCAATCGGGGGTAGTCGGACCATCGGCGGGACTAGCCTGAGTGGATTGCAGATCGCTTGATGAACGACACCGCTGCCTCGCGTTGGAGGGATCTCGAATCCCACCGATCCATGTATCTGCGCCGAGCAATCGACGCAAGCAAGCTGACGATTCCTTCTCTGATTCCCGAATCAGATCAGGCAAGCAGTGGCGAATCGTTCAACTCCCTGCCGAGTCTCTACCAGGGAGCTGGTGCCCGCGGTGTCACAAGCCTGGCGGCGAAGTTGATGCTGGCCTTGATGCCACCGAGTCAGCCGTTCTTCCGGTTGACGATCGACGCTGGAAAGGTTCGAGGCTGGATGCAGGAGCAGGGCACAGCACAGAATGAAGGCGAGGTGCTGTCACGACTGGATCAGCTGCTCAGCTCCATGGAGCGACAGGTGCTGATGAGGTTCGACAAGCTGCAGGCAAGGAATGCTGTCTTCATGGCAATCAAGCATTTGCTTGTAGGTGGAAATGCCTTGCTCTATGTGGGCAGCGAAACCATCCGTATGCACGGAATGAGATCGTTCGTGCTGGATCGTGACCCTGAGGGTAACGTCACAGAGATTGTGATTCGTGAACGTGTGGCTGAGAAGTTCATGCCAGCACGGGAGCCGGAACACACGGGGAAGGATGACGATTCAGATAGGCAAGAGGATGTCTACACCCATGTGACGATTGATCCAACAGGGGATCCTCAAGTCGAATGGTATCAAGAATACGACGGGGCAAGACTGAAAGGAACAGTTGGCTTCAGTGCCATTGAATCAAGTCCCTGGATTCCATTGAGGCTGCATCGCGTCGCTGGTGAATACTATGGCCGCGGCCTCGTCGAGGACGTGATCGGTGATCTGCAGAGCCTGGAGAGCCTGACGAAAGCCATCGTGCAGGGGAGCCTGATCGCAGCGAAGGCCATCGGCCTGGTGAACCCGAACGGCGTCACCAGGGCCGACGTGCTGGCCAGGGCAGAGAACGGGGCGATCGTTCCGGGGAACGCAGCGGATGTCGAGTTCCTGCAGGTGCAGAAGAACAACGACTTCAGCACTGCATTGTCTGCCATGCAGATGATCGAACGCAGGCTTCAGTTCACCTTCCTTGCGAATGAGGCAGTGCAGCGTGACGCTGATCGGGTGACAGCAGAGGAGATCAGACTGATGGCAGAGCAGCTTGAGCAGGGACTGGGAGGTGTCTACTCAGTCCTGTCCGCTGAAATGCAGCTGCCATTGATTCGACGGGTACTGAACCTGATGATGAAGGATGGCGAACTGCCTGAGATTCCCAAGGGATTGGTTGAGCCTCAGGTTACGACGGGTCTTGAGGCTATTGGACGGGGCAACGACAAGCAGCGATTAACGACATTCCTCCAGACAGTTGCAACCAACATCGGACCACAGTTGTTTGTGCAGTACATCAATCCAGCAGAACTGATCCGACGATTCGCCGCGGCAGATGGGATCGACACAGCTGGACTGGTGAAGGATCAGAAACAGCTGGAGGCTGAGCAGGCACAACAGCAGCAGGCTATTCTTGGCCAGCAACTTGCACAAGGAGCAATCCAAAGTGGAGCAACGCAGGCGCCACAGCCAGCAGGACAAGCTGGCTCAGGTGATGGAGGAGCAGCAGGAGTCCCTGCAGGAGGAGTCGAACAAGCTCAAGCAGTCTGATGAGGCAAAGGTGATGCTCAAGCCTGGCCAGCACACTGAGCGACTGCCTGATGGCGGCCACATGATCATCACTGACGGTTTCATCAATGCCTGAGATCATCACGGGTCAGGACGCTGCTGCTTCGTTTGAGGCTGCCGGTGGCGCAGAAGAGGCTGCTCGCGTTGACGCAGCCAGGGCCGAGCTGGTTGATGAGGCGACTGGAGCACCGGGGGAAGAGGGGGGCAGCTCCCTGATCCTTGGCAAGTATCAATCAACAGAAGACCTTGCCAATGCCTACTTGAGTTTGCAGCGTGAATACACGCGACTCAAGAGCGGACAGGCCCCGGTCAGCGAGGCCGCGGAGTCGATGCCCGAGAGGCCAGGCACCGCGGAGGCCCCGGAGAAAGGGGAGGCCCCGCCATCCGCCGACCCGGCAGTGGTAGCTCAGATTCAAGAATCAATCTTTCAACAGGTTGGAGGTGAAGCTGAGTATCAGCGACTGGCAACATGGGCAGCCAACAACATTCCCACTGAGCGCCTGAACAGTTACAACCAGGCCCTGTCTTCCGGGGATCAGGCTGCGATCCTTAACTCACTAAAGGGATTGCAGTACGACTTCATGATGAAGAACGGGTATGAGCCGCGCCTGACTGGAGGACGTGCGCCGAGCAATGAGATCCGTGGCTACGAATCAGAGGCCCAGGTTGTAGCCGCCATGAAGGATCCCAGGTACTCAGGTGACAATCCAGATCCTGCCTACATCAAGGAAGTCGAGCGGAGGATTGCTGTGAGCAACGTGTTCCAGACTCGCTGATGCTGGGGTATAACTGGGATCAGTTGACCATCCACTGATCCGCCAGGGCTCCGAAGGCGACACCCCTGTACCGGCATGGTGACGGTTTAACAACCAATCCATCATCAGGAGAACTCAGGTGGCAGCACCCGACGTAACGCTTTCACGGCCAGGTGTCATCAACAATGACAGTGGCACATGGGCAAAGGACAATGCCCTCTTCCTCAAGGTCTTCAGTGGTGAAGTCATCACTGCCTTTGATCGTGCGTGCGTGTTCAAGGGCATGGCCCAAGAGCGCACCATTCAGAACGGCAAATCTGCGCAGTTCCCTGTCACTGGTCGTTTTACCGGACGGTTCCACACCCCCGGCAAAATGATTGAGGGTCAAGGAAACATGGCGCAGAACGAAGTAGTCATCAAGATTGATGATCTGCTGATTGCCGACGCTGCGCTGTATGACCTGGATGAAGCGAAGAATCACTATGACATTCGCAGCATCTACTCTCGTGAACTGGGCAACGCCCTGGCCCGTGAGTACGACAAGCGCATCGCTCGCGTTCTAACGCTGGGCGCACGAGTGTCAAGCGGAGACCTGACCCTCAACCTGCCCAGTGGCCTTGCTCCTGACGATCCCTACAGAACGGGAACCAGGGTGGACATCAACAAGGCCACGCCCACCCCTGACGACTATGTGGCAGCGGTGTTTGCTGCTGCCCGTGCGCTGGACGAGAAGGACGTGCCCTCCGATGGTCGAGTGCTGGTGTGCTCGCCCGAGGTTTACTACACCCTCGTTCAATCGAGCCGTGCTGTGAACTTCGACTTCAACCAGCAAGGCGCAAACGGTTCCTACTCCAAGGGGCAGATTGCGCAGCTGGCTGGATTCAGCATCTACAGCTCCAACCACATCAAGCAGGGCAACGTCACTGCCAAGACTGGCGAACAGGGTTTCACCTTTGGCGGCAGTGACACTGTTCTGTCCAGTGTTGACATGAGCAAGTCGAAGATGCTCGCCTTCCAGAAGGGTGCAGTCGGCGTTCTCAAGCTGCGGGATCTGTCTATGCAGATGACCGGCAATGACTACAATGTCATGTATCAGTCAACTCTGATGGTTGCCAAATACGCATGTGGTTTTGGCTATCTGCGACCTGAGGCCATCGTCGAGATCCACAACAGCCTGTAAATCCGCAGGCTCACTGGCAGGATA